TTAGGTTATCGGGGGTGCTAAACTGGGTGCATTTTCTGCGGTTGCACCCAGCACATTGGCCCAGGCCTGGAGCAAGGCCGGGCCGTAGCGCTCCAGGGCATCATGCCCATATACGGCGGCGTGGCCCAGGGCCTTTTCTTTTAAATCCTCGTTACCACCCGAGCCCAGCATTAGCATGTCGGCCCCGGTGTGGCGGGCCGTATGCGTAGTGACTACCTGCCACAGCGGCAATACCTCTTCGATGGGTACGCCGTTTACGAAGCGTACTCGCACGAAGTCACGCGTCAGGCCGACGCGCTCCATCAGGAGCTTGCTGTGCCGGTTGCGGTACTGCTGGGCCAGCACCGGCAGCCGCCCCTCGTAGCGCTGCCAGATGGTAGCCGCCAGGGGAGGCAGCGGCACCCGCACCTCGTCCGTGGTTTTATCCTGGTGAATGGTCAGAATCAATTGCTCACCGACGGCGGGCAGTTCGTGCCGGCTTACGTGGTGCGGGCGCAGCCGGCGCAAGTCCGAGTCGCGCAGCAACAGGAGCGCTTGCAGCAGGAACATGTCGCGCTCCACGCACAGCGCGGCGTCCTTGCGGGGGCAGAGTGGTAAGGCAATAAGCTGGCGCAGCTCCGTGGCTTGCAGGGCAGGCGCACGGCCGTAGCGGACTTGCAGCTTGAGCCACTTCGGCACGGCCAGCCCACCCAATCGAAAGCATTCCCGCAAAAACTTGGTGTGCTGGAGCACCGTGCTATCGGCCAGGGGAATTGCGGCTAGGTGGTCCGTATACGCCAGGTATTCTTTCCGCGTGAGCGTGAGCAGTTCCCACTCGGCCCTGTATGCTTCCAGGTGGGCTACTACCTGCTTGTAGCGCCGGGCGTTGTTTTTGGTCTGGCCAGGATTTTCTTCCAGCCATAACTCGTGAAACTCCTGGGCCACCTTGGGCAGCACCCTGGTAGGGACTACCTTTTTGGGCTTACGTGGGGCCTCGAAGTTTTCTTCGCTTGCTTCGGCCGCCAGGGCCGCTTTCTCCACCTTGGCCACCAGGCCCGCGAGCTTCGCGTTGAGGCGGGCGCTATCCGGGTCTTTGATACTGACCACCCGCCGGGCGGTGGGGTTAAAATGGGCAGGCTGACAGCTGACCCCGGTGGGCAGTTTCTCGCGCTTGTTCTCCCAGGTTACGTCGAGCACGATGCGGCAGCGGCCGTCCCGGTCGGGGCGCGAGAGGACTTGGCGGAAAGTATAGCGCATAGGCCGGCAAGTTAGCACCGGGTGCTAGTAGTGTTAGCAGCAAAAAGGCCCCGCTGGTGGGCGGGGCTTTTCTCCTACTGGTAGGGGTGACGCAAAGCGGAGCTGTTAGGGGGCGGCTCCAGGCGGCACCGCACGCCGAGCGCCTTCGCCTGCACCAAGAGGCGCTCGGCCAGCGCCGCCGGCACCCGCAACGTGACGGGCTGCTCATCCAGCACGCGCAGCATTACCGCCTGGGCTTCCTTAAGGCCCAGTTCGGCCTCGGTTCGCAGCAGTTGGGTGAATGCTACCTGCTGCATCCCCACCTGCCAGCCGTAAAAGGTAATGTCGCGCATGCCTGCAAGCTAGCGAAAAAGCCCCACAGTAAGCGGAGATTTTTTGCTAGCTTGCAGAAAGTTTTGGGCACTAGACGGCCCGCTTACTATTTGCGGCGGGGCAAATCGACTGGACAGTGCAACAGCCAATCGTAGGCGGAAGCTACCTCGTCGAACAGGCCAACAAGCGGCTCGGGCAGGTTACGTACTACCCGCTCCATGGCCACGAGGTCGTCATAGTCGAAGGAATGAACCCAGGCAACATACCGCACGCCGTGCGCCGCCAAGCGCGCGAAGTTGTGCTGCACGACCGAGGGGATGGCCGGCTGCCAATTTCCTACCAGCAAGCTGTGGTCGCTGAGCATTTTTAGGCAGGGGTACGCAGTCAGGGAAGCGAAGATGTGCTCCGCGGAAGCCCGCACCGACTCCGTATCATGCTGGCCGTGCCACTGCACGTAGAGCCACTTATTGGGTTCATCGTACGACACGGTCAGGCCGGGGGCAGCCAGTAGACGCTGGAGGGCTTCCATTTAGTGCATGTGTTTAGCTACTAGCAAAGTAAGCGCATGCAATTACAGGTAGTATATGATATAAATCATTTTCACTAGTGCTTGCGATAAGACAACTCTGCCGTCGTGAACCCACAAAAAAGCCCCGTGGAACGCGGGGCTTTCTCGGCACACTGGCCTGGTGTAGCCGGCGCTACAACTGGTGGCGATAGGGCTGAAAAGCACTGGTGGGCCTGACGGGCAGCAATGCCCCCATGCCTCCGTGAACCTTATAGAAGGCCGAGATAGCTGCTTCCAGCGCGGGGCGGTCGTGCAGCCCCACGCTGCCGAAGATATCCTGCGGGGTCAGGGGGGCCTCTACGGCACTCAGCCGGCAGGCCGCGATGCCGAGCGGGTGCTCGATGAAGAGGTGCGCCCCATCGGCGGCTACGTGGTCGTACTGGTAGCGCCAGGCTTGGTCGAAGCTGGTTTGGCGATGGTGGGGGGCGGGCGCGGCAAGGACGAAGCCAAGGCTGCGCAGGTAGGTATCGGTCATGGGAAAGTAGCTTAAATACAGTTTATTTACAGCTAGTTAGCCTTTCACGTTATAATCCTGGCAGGCCTGCTTGAATAGTCCTACCGCCAGTGGGTGGGGCAAAAAAAGGCCCCGTGGGGTACGGGGCTTTTTTGGGGGTCACAGCAGAAAGAAGGTAGCGCGCCTAGTTGCTGGCGGGGGCCTTGTAGGCGCCCGTTTGTGCTCGCTGCACGGGCCCGGAAGCCTGCTGCCGGGTGGGTACGTGGTTGGCTTCTGCTTGCTTTTTGGGCAGCACAAAGGCGATGATAGCCGCGACAACAGCCACAACGATAAATAAGACCAACGCCCCTCTTTTCAACCTGCTAGGGGCCGGGGATGTAAGCGCATCCGTGGGCAATTGGGGTGGATGAGGCTGCATAAACGGGCTGATTAGATGAAGCCCTTGTACGCAGCCAACAAGCAAACGTCTGTTATTCAAGAAGAAACCTCCACCGTGGGCAGCGGGCTTCTCCCCTACTGGCGGGGTGTGCGGGCGTAATTACTTGTCTTCTCACACTATTGCATACTTAAGCATGCTAAGCATGCATTGTATACAAAGCATGCTAAGCATGCTTTGTATACAATGCCCAGCATAGTTGACAGGGCTTTTACAGGGTATAGCATATCATGCTGGCTTCCAGCGGCGCTTGACACCCAGCGCCATAGAAAAAGCTCCGTAGTGAGCGGGGCTTTTTTACAGATTGTCTTACTCGCCGACCATAGAGCTAGAAGTTACAGGAGTGGCGAAGCTACCCCATTATTTCCGGCTGCGGCTGAGCCAAGGGGCGCACCAACCGCAGCATAGTCATCCCGCCCACACCCACACGGCCGCTGACTTCACCCGCGCCGCCCGGCGCTACGCCACGTTGCAGAAGAAGCCCCTCTTGGTCCCAGGCGCGGGTGCAGCGCGTCATGGCTTGGGAGATAGAGATTAGGGCTATTACACTTAGACATTTACTGCGGCAGGCAGTGGGAGAATTATTGGGTGGTAGGGACACTAAACTAAGAAGCCCCGCCTTTACGGGGCGGGGCTTCACCTCCCTAATCTAATAGGTAGGGTCAAAGGTTAGTACCTAGCTTCATCTAGGCCGGTTACGCTCATGTTGTTGGTAATTAGCCAACCTCGATGTCCTTTTTCATAGTCAATTCTATTTGGTAACTGAGTTAGGAAGGGTGCCTACCTTTTGAAATGGTAACGCAATATACTACGTTTTAGTTGGCACCAAGGGCAATACGTCAAAACTAGAGCCACTTGTAAAATTACCTAGTTTGACCTGAGACGGGTGAGTGTACACCTGTGTATGCACATTCGACAATCCTGTTAGTCCATGCCGTAAAATAACCCTCACCTGAACGGATGTCAACTCATCTGCAAGTACAGCACTAATGTCTGTGACGGTGCGAAATTTAACGCAGTGCCGAGCTTCAGGGCTTTTTTTCTCCGAACGGTAGCCAGCTATCATGGGCAGATTGTCAACTACAAGCGGTATTTTACTCAATAAAAGATTCACTTTGTCATCAGGCATTGGCAACTTCTTCAATGCGTGCATCTCAACACGCACGTCATATGCGATAAAATATGACAAGTTGACAATTTTCACGAAATAGGCGATGCCTTCAGCAGCACGAGGCGACGGCCCCTGAACAAGGAAGGGGCTGATTTTTATTTTGGGCTTAAAGAAGAAAAGTACAACAAACAGGAATAAAAAGGAAGCAAAAAGACTGCACAATATATTTATTATTATATTTAAAAGCATGGCGTGTATCGTAACAGATGACCAGAAAAGCAGCCTGCGTCACGGTTAGGCTGTTAAAGAGTTGGAAAAGTAATTATATAACTTGGTTTATTCAAGTTTTGCTGACGGTGACTTTTTATAATAAAACACTCCCCCGCCCCGCGCTCGGCGGGTAAATTGCGGGCTGGTCATAAGAGGTGGGCTACCCTACCCTTATGCGGCAAGCCTCGTTAAATGGCTCAGTGTGTGCTACTACTCCACGGCCGTAGCGCCCGCGATGCCTACCGCCACGGTGGCTACGTAGCCGGGGGCGTCGGTTTTGAGATTGGATAAGGGTTTTTCTCCTACTGACGGGGGATTTGGGTGTAGGGTGTCCTCTTGCTTATTGAGGAGTATAGCGTTCGATTTTTACAGTCGCGGCCTCACTGAACCAAACAGGCAGTTGGGGCAACTGAGGTATCTGTAAAATGGCTTCTCTAAGGGGGGTAGGCATTATAGTTAGTGTGGTCGCGACTTTCTTATAAGGGCCATCCCAATGCTGCCAGTCAAACACAGTCAAACCCATTCGAGCATAATCATCCCACACTGCCAGGCTACCCCAATGGGGTAATGAAATAGTATCTGCTAGTGCCCGGTGAGCTGCTACATGTCGTAGCACTTCGACCGGGATTGCACCGTAGCCTGAAGTGGAGAACAAGCCGATTGCGCCCGTCACATCTTGGGCAAACCAGTCGAATTCCATCCCAAATAGATTATCTACATCTTCGCGAGTAGGCTCCATAATAGTATGCTAAGGCTGGGGCTTATGGGTGTAGGGTTTGCGTGGGGGCTTGGGAGCAGGCGTGCAGTAGGGACAGCGACGCCAGGACGCCGACGAAGCGTAGGGGTTTGTTCATAGACTCGATTAGAGAAGAAAATGAGGCCACGAAGCTACACTGCCTGCCGGGCTTTGCAAACTACCCCGTAGAAATACGGGGGTCAGTAAATCAGGTATTTATACGCTAGCGCGGGGCGAATCCACTCGATAGGTTTGCCGCTCACCTTATTCCCATCACCCCATGAAAAAGCTGTTTTTCACCCTGGCAATGCTCGGCCTGCTGGCGGGCCTGCCCTTCTCTCACGCCTTCGCTCAGCGTGGCCACTACAAGGGTGGCAAAGGCTCTTCGCACAAAGGCGGCTCGTACAAGAACAAGGCCACGCACGACCATTACCGTAAGCGGAAGTAATCCCTATGGCGCTGATTGTAAAAACTTCTAACCCAGCAGGATTACTTGCTGCTATCCGCAAAGGAATTGATGATGGGCATATAGTCACCTGGTCTTACGACGCAGATGGTGATTTTACTCATACACCAGACCAGTGGAAAAACAGAGCTTGGTTACGTCCTGTAGTTTCTACTGCTCATGCTGATGAGCTTCGCTTTAAAATACTAAAGCAACAAGGTATCGATATGCCAAGCGTGGTATATGCTGTCTATCACGGACGCTTTATCGAAATGTTACTTGGGCACTTCGACAAGAAATTTTCAAACGCTAGTGCTACAGCGTTACCTGCTTATGGAGATATAGTGTTAGGCACGTAGCATAATCAACAAAAAAGCCCCGTATTAACGGGGCTTTTTTGTTGATTATTCCTGAGTTGGCAAGTCTGGTAATTGCGGCAGCACCTTTGTGCTTGATATCTTTTTGACTAATTTCTTTAAATCAATCAAAGGCAGTAAATAACCACGGTAAGAAGTAGGAGCAAGATAGTTAGTCAAATACCCTCGTATCATGTTAATAGCTACCCCTACGCCACTAGCAAATAAAGTATTGAGCTTTTCTTCGTCATCAGGCAAATCAGCTACTTTGCCATTAGGAGTATACTCAAAGGCACTAATAGTAGAAATAGAAAAGCTTAGTTTATCCTGAGCATCTGTGTTGTTCTCTACTTCTACTAATAGTCTAATAAAGAATGTAGAGGGCCGGGGCCTTTTCTCAAACACATCAAAGTCCACCATCAAGGGGCTCTTCTCTGGCTTGGATGCCTCATTCCTTACTGCCGCATTAAGATGACAATGTTTCACCTCAGAAATGACAAGTTGCAGGTCTGAAGCAGGCGCTTGTATCGTCTTAGCGATGGTGGGCTGACTTTCGTTAGTATCAGGCATGATGAGTGAACTTTGTTTATTGATAGTAATAAGAAAGCCCCGTTAGTACGGGGCTTTCTTCTGAATTACATTCTAGCTAATTTTATGCTCACCAAGACCAGCAGCAGGACTATCTATTGCATTAAATGCAATACTATTAGCTGACTTGTTATCATTTAAAAGATTTCTTCTTTCCAAATTGAGCTTGACATCAATGAACTGATGCCTAATTTCAAACTCAGCAAAAATCTCAGACCATGTTTTGACATAAATTTTAATATTGCCTGCTTTATGTATTAATGACCTTTCCCCATGGCCCTTTGCATTTTCGATAGCGTCTTCAACTTCACCTATTGAATTGAATCCATTTCCTACTAATATGAAATCCCAACTCATATTAGGAGCATTAAACTCATCAGTTCTAGAAATCACGTTCATGTACTTGCGTACTTGAGCCATTTGCCTCTCACCAAGGTTAATACTAGGATGCTTTAATTCAACTACCACATTATGTATCCTATCAATCAATCTTTCTTGCCTACACATAAATATATCCATTTGCATTAGTTTATAAGGATGGTCGATACCCTCTTCCTTATACTCTTTATGCAACAGATTGGTATACCTACGTAACGCTTCTTCAAAAGTGGGTTCGGCAGCCGTGACTAGACTATATTGCTCACCGAAAATCCAATAATGAGCTTCTATCATTCTCTGCAAATGGTAAATTTCGTCAGCTTTAAGCTCAGCATTGAATACTAATTCCTTCAGCTGATAAAATACCTTATATCTTTCTTGTATTAAATTTAACATAGCTACTATTCGGCTAAGATTAGTAGATTTTAAAATGACTGCCAAATCCTCTAATTCCTTAGAATTCAAATTTGTAATATCATTCAATACAGAAAATACATTCTCACGTTCATTAGAATCTAAAAGCAAGTTTAGAAATCGGACAAAAACCTTTTTCTGCTCAATATTTAAATTTATGAAAATTTTAGGCTGAACTTCATAAAGTCCTATTAATACACTTTTTAGCTCATGCAAACGTATAATTTCCCACTGGTTTTTATAGTCAGGCAAGATGCCAGCTGCCTCAAAAGCATCAATCAATTCTTCGCCATGAGCACGTAACAAAGGACGTTTTTTCTCTCGAAGATAGTTTGCTAGCTGGTTTGATAAAGATTTAAACACTTTCCCACCTTTAGTATTTGATGAGGCTCCAAAGAGAGTGCCGCTGAGTTCATCTGTCCAATAAAAATCATTAAAAAAATCACTTTGCACATAAACACTATGATAAAACTTATCTCCTTGTCTATTCAATGAAGTAAATTCCTTGTACACTTCTTTACCCCATCCATCTAAATAGTAAAACTTAGATTGTTCCTTGTTCAAGTATTCATTCCACCTAATATACTTTATCTGAAATGCTTGCTCATCACATTCTATGACATCATAATTGCTATCTACTATCAAAGATTGATACTCTATAATCTCTCCATTAACTTTAATAATATACTGATGCTGATTTAGTTCCAAGAACCAGCTGAATTCATTTATTAGGTGAGGAACAATTTCTTGATAAAAAACAGGTTCTAATATTAGAATATTACTGAACACAACTTTTGTTCCTGTTATAGAGAATACAGGAGCTATGCTAGAAGGAGTATAATTTTTTAAATTAGATGAATCAATAGTAATCCTTCCTCCCTGTAATTTATCATTTGCATCTAAATAAGTCGTTATCCATTCGGCATTATGGGCAAATAAATAAAATGTTAACCTACCAATACCATTCTTTCCATGCACAGCTGAGGAATGCTTAGATGACTTTATCCTAACTGCTTTTTCAGAATCATAGAATTTTTCAAATTTATCAGATAGATTACTCATATTTATCCCAGTACCGTTATCCTGGATAGATATGTATTCTATCGCACCTAGTTCGTTAGCCTTATATACTATATCTATTTCGGTAGCTTTAGCATCAAAGCCGTTCCAGATATATTCAGCAAAAGCGCTCGTATAACTGTAATTCTTTAATACTTTGCGTATGCCAGCAGAAGTAATCTTAGTTTCTTGGCGCATTGCTCGAGACTTTAAATGCTTGTAGTAATTGCTTCTTAAGCAAGAAAATTATATCATATAAGCCTGCTCCTTATTAAGGAAGCAATCGCACTGGCACTACACCATAAAACTCCCTCACTTCCCAGATAGAGTGAATGTCCTTCCGGGCCACGGTAAACTCGCCGCCCATCCCACCTGTGGCATGTAGAGTCAGGCCGTCTGTGTTGTTGAGGTCATTTTTGAGAACGGCTTTCACCGTTACCTCTTCAGCGTAGGCCACCACACAAATAGTATTGTGTAGGTATTCCCATCGGCTTTCTGGTATGGGCCAGGCAATCACTTGCTGCCCGTCACGCAGGCTAGGGTCCATACTGTCGCCTTCGATGTCGAATACTAACGCATCCTTGTAATCTTCTTCAGTGCGGCCTGGCGGCAGGCGAAACAGCACCGTGTCGAAGATATCGCTGTCCTTATAGCGCTGCATCTGCATATAGCCAAAGCTGGCGCGGGCTTTGAAACTGACACGCCGTAGCGTGATAACGGGAATATCGGAGAGCAGCCCTACTGCGTGGACATTGGTCTGGCCGGGAGGGTATTGAGAATTTCTGGCGTTGGAATGTATGCCAGAATTTTTTGACGCTTCAGTAATATTTACTTGACTTATGGTGCTTTCACCTGTCAGTAAATAATCAACACTGACTCCGAAGTATTGTGCAAGCTTAAGAAGCTTGTCAGGCACAGGGAAGCTTTTACCCTTTTCATATCCATTTACAGCACTGCGGGACACACCTATCAGCTCGCCAACTGCTTGCTGGCTAATCTGCTTGCTTTCGCGCAACGATGCTAGCACATCTCCAAAATCTTGCTTATCAGGCATTTAAAAAATTATGTAAAATATTTACCTACGCTTTGACAATATTTACTTGACATGTAAAGTATTTGTATCATACCTTTGCCAACACCAACAACAACAGCCGAAATATAGGCTGCTTTTACTCAAACAGTAAGCAATTATGGACAAACAAAACAAGCCGCCCACCATCAAAGAGGTGCTGGGTGAGGGCTGGATGAAACCACTAGCCCAACTCTCCGGCGTGAAGGACTCCGCTACCCTCTCTCGCCTCGTCAACCTAGAATACCACACCAGCAAGCACTGGCCCGCCGTGTTGACCCTGGCCCAGAAGACCAACCCCACAGGCTTTGCCACCTGGGCCGCCGCCAACCCCGACAAGGTGCCCGCCGTGGCGCAGGCCGCCTAGTCACTCCCCTACCCGCTCTTTCTCTTTCACACCACAACACCTCTCTTTCACATTCCAGCTATGGAAAAATCGTTGCTGCCCCCGCTTGCCTCCGCCCTCAAGGGCGAAAAACCCATCCCGCTCACCGAGGGCCTGCTCGAAGGCGACCTGCTGCACCTCAAGGCCCCGGTAGCGGGCCGCCCCAAGGGCACGGTGCTGCCGGTGCTGGGCTACTGCCTCTGCATCGATGCCCAGGGCCAACCCTACGCCCTGCGGGCTTACGTGCCGCTCTGCCCCGAGTACGCCACCACCTACGCCGGCCGCGAAGCCGCCCGCTTCCCCGAGCCGAACCAGCGCGAGCGGTGGCTGGGGGGCATCCAACTCTACTTCTCGGAAATCGACCTCACCGACCACGCCCACGAGCTGGCCCTGGAGCGCCGCCGCGAGGGCCTCGTGATTGCCATGTACCCCGAGCGCCAGGTGCTGCGCCGGGCCGCCTAAGCTGCCTACTGCCTTTTCACTTCTCCCACGCCCTACTCAACCGCCCATGAAACGCACGCTCACCGGCACGCTGGAATTTGAGGATGGTGCCGTGAACCTCATCCTGTCGGAGCCCACCCAGCGCGCCATCGTGCAGGAGATAGCCGCCCGGCAGGAAGCCGCCCGCGCCGCGGCCGAGGTAGACCACGACCGCCTGGCGCGCACCTACCACCTCGGCGCCGAGCCCACCGCCGGCCGGGGCTACGACGACCGCCTCAAGATGCGCCTGGGCTGCGGCGACGACCTGGCCCGCGAGCTAGTAAGCAGCGGGCGCATCGCCCACCAATACCTGGGCAACCGCTACTCGGTGTGCGAGCAGGCCGTGCGCGACTTCTACGCCACCCAGCCCGCCACCGGCCCGCTGCGGCGGGCCGCCTAGGGCACAAAAAAGCCGGTCGGGGGCTGTCATCCCGACCGGCTCACTTTCTACAACGGACCTTCTCTCTACTGCCCGCCGATGGGCACAAAGGTACGTCGGCCTTTTTGATTTTACTTCATTAAATCTTCATTAAGCATGAACGCCCTCGCAACTGCCGCCCCCGCAACTACTTCGCTAGCCGACCTGGCCCAGCAAGTAGACCATTTCACCACTACCCCCGAGCTGGTGGCCGCCCCCGTGGCCCTCGACGGCACGGTGTACCAGACCACCAACTACGACCTGTTTCACCTGCTGCCGGAAAACCGGGTAGTAGACATGAAGCACGTGCGCAAGCTGGTGGGCATGATAACGCAGAGCAACCTGCTGCACGTTAAGCCCCTCGACGTAACGGCCGATATGGGCATCATCGACGGGCAGCACCGGCTGGCCGCTGCCCGCGAGCTGGGCCTGCCCGTGTACTACAAGATTGGCCAGCAGCTGAGCGAGGCCGACATTACCACCCTGAACGTGGCCCAGAAGAACTGGCAGGGCCCCGACTACCTGCACTACTGGACGGTGAAGGGCCGCACCGACTACGTGGCTTTGACCAAGTTCTGGCAGCGTCACCCGAGCCTGAGCTTCTCCAATGCCAAGACGATGCTAGGCGGCTCCTCCAACAACCGGGCGCAGGAGTTCCGCGCTGGCAACTGGAAGGCCAGCGACCAGCCCCACAAAGGCGAGCAGGCGGCGGTGCTGGTCGAGCGCGTAGCGGCCGAGACGCCCTTCAAGCAAGCCATGCACACAGGCTTCGTAGCCGCCGTGTACCACTGCATCGCCAACGTGGAGGGCTTCGACGCCAAGGTGTTCATGGAGAAGATTCTCAAGCAGCCCCGCACCCTGGTACCCTGCGCCAGCCACAAGCAGTACCTGGCCATGTTCGAGGAAATCTACAACTACCAGACCCGCGTCGAAAACCGGGTGCGCTTCGCCTAATGACGCCGCGCCAACAACAGGATGCGCGCCACCGGGAGGCGGTGCGCACCTACTACGAAACCGGGAATGAGGCCCTGCTGGGCCCGGTGCTGGCCGAGCTGCGCCCGCGCCTGGTGGACTTCTTAATTGTGAAGGGCATACGCGACACCCAGCGCCGGGAAGACCTGGTACAGGAGGCACTGGCTGTTATCCTGACTGAACTACGGGTGCACAAGTACACTGCTGCCGGTACCGTTACCTCGTGGGCCTTGGCCATCTGCTGGCACTGCTTCACGGCGAGCTACAACCGCAAGAAGGACTGGATTACCCAACCGGGCCAGGACGAAGACCCGTTCCTGCTACTGTCCACCACGCTGGCCGCGCCCGCCGACGAGCTACCTGTGCGCCAAGAAGACGAGCAGCAGGCCGGGGCCGTGGTGGCCGCCGTGACGCACGCCGTGCTGGACCTCGATGCCAGCGCCCGCGCCTGCGTGCTCATGCACTACTACCAGGGCCTGCCCGAGGCCACGGCCGCCGCGAAGCTCGGTATTGCCGAAAGTCAGTTCAAAGCCCGCCTGCGCCGGGGCCTCACCAGCCTGCGCGAGTGGGGCACCCGCCACGCGCACCTGGCCCCAGCGGCCGACGTGTACGCTGCCCTGCTGCGGGTAGATAGTGGCGACTTGTTCCGCGAGCCTTTACGCCTGGCCTGCTAGGACGGGCCTTACCTCCCATCCCATGAACGGCTACACCCTCGCCAACCAATTTCGCAAGCTGCGCCCCAGCTTCACGTTCTCGCCGATTGAGGCCGACCTGTTTTATGAACTGGTGGCCCTGTGCAACGAACGGAGCTGGCCTACCGAATTCCAATACCCAAACCATCTTCTCTGTGCGACCCTCAGCAACATGGCAGAGTCCACGCTGATTCGTGCTCGCAACAGACTCAAGCAGGCAGGACTATTAGAATTCACGTCAGGCCACAAGCGCAGCCCGACAGTCTACCGCTTCATCGACCCAGAAGCTCCCTCAATACCCTTGCACAGCGCTAGTAAAAACGCTAGTACAAGCACTAGCAAAAGTGAGAGTGTAAGTGCTAGCAGAAGTGACAGCTGTATATATAAGGAGAAAACTAAAAGGAAAACTAAACCTACGGCTACCGCCGAAAGCGTGGGTAGTTCAGGGGAAAGTTCTTCTGCTGCCAGCCAACCCACTCCCCTACCAGCCTGGCAAACCTGGCTGCTGGCCAACGCCCCCGAGGTGCTGCGCCTGAAAACCCCGCTCACCGCCGAGCAGTGGGCCAGCTTGGTAGCCGACTTCGGCGAGCCGCTGGTGCAGGAAGTCTTGCTGTCGATGCAAAACCACGCTGGCCTGACCAAAAAGTATGTCTCGGCCAACCTCACGGCTCGCGACTGGTGCAAGCGCCGCTGCCCCGAGGGCAAGCCCCCACCGCCCCCACCCCGCCGCTCATCGGCCCCGGCCGAGACTGCCCCCGCCCTCAATTACGACTTCCTGGCCGAGCAGCAAGCCCGCGAGCAGGAAGAGCTCGACCGCCAAAATGCCGACTGGCAGGCCCGCCATAGCGTGGCCGCCTAACTCTCACCGCCTTTCCTCTACCCATCATGTTTTTTGAGTACGACCCCACCGCCACGTTGGAAGGCCGCGAGCGCCTCACCGAACGCGCCCAGGCCCTGCGCCAGGCCCTGCTACCGCTACGCGCCTATGCCCAGCACCGCGCCGCCAAGCTCGACATCACCTCCCGCTACGCCCAGGATATCTTCCAGCACATCCGCGAGTTGGAGAACGCCTTTCAGGCCATCATCGACTATGACCAAGCCGTAGAAGAGTTGGTCGCCATTCACCTGCCCCGCCAGAAGCAGGCCGAGGCGCAGGAGCTAACGGCCGAGCGCGAAGCCGACCCCGTGTACCGCCTGGGCTACGTGCGGGGCTACCGCCGGGGTATGACCGTGAGCCAAGAGGCCCACAAGCGGGTGCTGAGCCTCTACGCCCAGTACGCCATCCTGGTACCCCCACCCAGCTACGCGCCCTCGCCACTGGTCACCCGCGTGCGGGGCCTGCTTGCCACGCTCAGCCAGCGCGACCAATCCCCCTCGCCCACCCATCAGCAGGCCGCGTAATGGGCATGTTCGACGACTTTGCCGGCCCTACGCTCGGCGCTGGCCTCAAGACCGACACCACCCGCCCCGACCCGGCCGCCGCCCTGCGCCCGCTCGATGACGCGACCTGGGGCCGCATGGAGCGCGACTACCATAAGGGACGGGTGAAGGGCGAAACCACGCACATCACCGCGCTCGATGAGCACTTCAAGTGGATGAGCGGCTACTGCAACGTGTGGACAGGCTGGCCGGGCGATGGCAAGACCGAGTTCATCTACCAGCTACTGCTGCTGCGGGCCGTGTTCAAGCGCAAGAAATCGGCCATCTTCTCGCCCGAGAACATGCCCGAAGAGCAGATTTACGACCAGCTCATCCACGCCCTGACCGGTCAGAATCCCGACCGCAGCTGGCAGAACTGCCTCTCGCTCGACCGCTACAAGCTGGCCAAGGAATTCATCCGCGAGCATTTCATCGTGGTGTATCCCGGCAAGGGCATGGGCCGCACCCCGCAGCACCTGCTCAGCTACTTCGAGGCGGCCATTGCCAAGTACGGCGTAAGTCACTGCCTGCTCGACCCCTGGAATAAAGTAGACCACGCGGCCATGAATGCGCTGGGCGGCTACGAGCCCTACCTCACCAACGTGCTGGGCCAGCTTACCGACTGGACGGTGGACACCAAGCAGAGCCTCACCATCACGGCCCACCCCAAGCGCCTCGACGGCCTGAAGCACGGCCAGGCCCGCCCCATCCCCGACGGCACCAGCATCTCGGGCGGGCAGACTTGGGAGAACATGGCCCACGTCATCGGCACCGTGTACCGCGCTTTCAAGCACCTGGGCAAAAAAGACCCGCTCTTCAAGGAGGTCACCATCTACCTGCACAAAGTCAAAAGCCACAAGCTGGTCGGCTTCCCCGGCAGCATCGGCGCCGGCAGTGAGCGCGACGACATCAGCCTGACCTACGACTTGTCGCAGGCCCGTTACCTCATCAACGGGGTAAGCCCGCTGGCCTGCCGCACCGCCGAAGCTTTCTACCTACCCGCTGCCGAGCTCAACGCCCACCACGCCGTGCCGGCTGCCACCCGCTCGCCGCTACCGGCCTCCAACGATTTTCCCGCTGACGACCTCACCAACTGGCACCGCAACGGCAAACCCATTACGCTCCCCACCCCATGAGCTACAAGAAGCAGTACCCCGCCCTCAAACCGGCCCGCCGCCACCTGGTAGCCTTGCTGCGCCGCACCCCCGGCCGCCGCGCCCGCTGGTACCACCAAGCCCAGCGCCGCCGCCCCTGGCTGCTGCGCGAGCTGACCGCGGGCGAGAAGAACCTGGCGCAATACAAGGGCCTGGTGGAGTACCTCGCTGGCCTGCTGGAGCCTTTCCGGCGCACCCGTCCCAAAGGGCACCGCCAGCTACAGGAGTTACTCCAAGACGCGGACACCCGCCCGGTAGTGGTGGCCCAGGTGCAGGAGCTACAAGCCTGCCTCGACCGCATCGCCCCTGAATACCGTCGCCAAGGCCAGCAGCTTGACCACTGGCGAGCGCAATGGCCCCGCCTGACCGCCCCGGCACAGCAGCGGCTGCGAGAAGAGGATAAGGCCATTTGCATCAGCTACTACCACGATGGCATCCACCTGCTAGTGAAAGAAGCTACAACTGATGTCGAGCTCATCAAACGAATATGCCCCGAAGCCTTTCAGGCAGCTCCTGAGTCGTGTCTGGATGCTGCCACTGCTAAGCCCGGACCAACGCCCTACTCTTCCTGATGCTGCGCACTGCCTCCCGAGTCGATGCCAACGAGCCCGCATTATTGTCGCTTTGTGAATACGAGCGTCGTGGGCCCCGAGCCAGCCGCGCTATAGTTGGAAGAATAGGTAGTAGTAAGTGTATAGCCTTGCTGGGCTAGCTCTACAAGCAGAAGTCGTGTGTATTCCGCCTGACCGCTAATGAAATAACTATCCCCTTTCTCTTTCAGCTGCTTTAGGGTGAACTCCCGATGCTCTGGCTTGCTACTAGGCCGAGCTATATCAAATTGCAGATATCCACCAGACTCACTCACCTTAACAACAACGATGTCAGCGGCGCCCGTCTGCGCCATCACTGGCTGCGAAGCCAATGCCACTAGGCACGCTCCCAAGAATAAGAATTTTTTCATAGTCGCGAAACTACTGCTGCGCACCGCCTCCCCAAGTCAATGCCAACCAGCCCGCCTACTGGAACATGCGGATACCCAAAACCAGCCCGACGAGGGCACCGAGCACTAGACCAACGAGGCCGAAAACGAAACAAACCGCGTAGCCGCCGACGACTAGGCCCACAATGCCTAATACGGCACTGAGCAGGCCCGCGCCGCCCATCACACACATACAGCTATTGAAGAGCTTCATGGCCGCGAAGATACCCGACACTATCCCCCAACCCCAGCCCGCACCGCCTCACCGCGATGCGGGCTATGGCGTGGTCGAGCCTACCGATGGCCGCGGTCTGCGCATCGTGGCCTGGGCTGCCTCGCCCGCCTGCGCCGCCGAGGTCTGCGCCGTGCTACGCAAGCATGGTCATAAGCCGCACGGTACCCAGCACTTCCTTACCGAGTCCAGGCCGCACTAACCCGACCAAGCCATTATCCCGCGCCCACTCAAAAAAAGCGCGTCAAATTTTGCATTAATAGCACAGATTATCAGTTTGTTTCGTAACTTACGCACGCACGTCAACCTCTGCAAAAATGCTGTTTACTTCCTCTTCTACCAGCTCGTCTACCCCGCCCCTGCTACCGCTCTATGATGCAGCGGCCAATCTGCCCCCGGCCACCCGTGCCGCTCAACTACCCTTGCCTACCCTGAGCGTAAACGATAGCGGCCGGGTCTATATGCAGTACGCCTTCGTGGATGTACTACACCTGCACACTGGCCAACCCATTGACTTGGTGCCACCGAACCCAGGCAGTGAGTACTGGCATCTGGATGTGCGGGCTACGGCTGCCGGCCGCGTGAAGTGGTACCGTGACCAGCGCCCACGCTTCCATACCAAAGCGCTGCCCGCCGGCCTGCTGCAACCCGACCAACTCTACTCACTCTGCCTGCTGCCGGGGGAGCCCCAGACGCCCGGCTTTCTCCCGATGCTACCCCCTGCCTCCCTTACCAATGCCTTCATTGCCTTCCTCCAAGCGCAGGCCCTGGCAGCCCGCACCCGCTAAGCGTGAGTACGCCGCCCACGCCGCTCGCGATAGCCGCTATGACACGGCCGCCTGGCAGCGTGCGCGTGCTGCGCACAAAGCAGCGCATCCACTGTGCGAGTTCTGCAAGAAGCAAGGCCGCACCACTGCCGCTACGGTGGTGGACCACATTACCCCTGTGCGCCTTGGTGGTGACTTCTGGGCCACGAGCAACCACCAAAGCTTGTGCCCGCCCTGCCACCAGGCTAAGAGTGCGTCAGAGCGCTTAAAACAGCCCCAGGGGGTAGGGGGTCAAAATCCTTAGGCGTCCTCACGCCCACACCGTAGCCCAGAGTCACAAACACACGCGTGCAAAACTGAACCCCAAAAGTTCAAACTCATTTATTTAGAATCAATCCAGTTATGGCAGGCGGCCGACCACGTAAACCAACCTCTCAAAAGGCATTAGGCGGCACCTTGCAGCCCAGCCGCACCAATAAAAACGAACCTCAGCCCGAGGTGTACCTGCCCACGCCGCCCGAGTGGCTGAGTGAGCGGGCTAAGGACTACTGGGCCGAGATTGGCGCGGTGCTGCTGGCCATGAAGCTGAGTACTGCGGCCGACGGCCCAGCATTGCAACTGCTGACGGAGGCACTAGCCGAATGGGCTGAGGCGCGCGAGTTCGTGCAGCGCGAAGGCTTCACTTACTCGACCTTCACTAAGCAAGGCGATGAGATGCACCGACCTTACCCGCAGGTGGCTATCGCTTCCGATGCGTGGCGACGGTCGATGAATATGCTCACCCAGTTCGGCCTGACGCCAGCCAGCCGCAGTAAGGTGAGCGCCTTAGGGGACGATGACGGGAAAGACCCGTTTACTGAAATGATGAACGATATGAGAGGTTAACTTGCAGCTATGAAAAGTACCGAACATCCCTCCGGCTTGAAAAGAGAAGATTATGATGAACTCGACGTTGTCCTTGATGGCAAGACTGAAAGGGTAATTTATAAATCCACATATGAGCGAGAAACGCTTGATAGCCCTTGGGTAATGATAAAGCAGGAGAAATTATGGCCCACCCCTGGCACCAGTACGCCCACGACGTAGTGGCCGCCGGCCGCGCCGAAGCCGCCGTGCAGGAAAAGCTACGCCCTATTGTGCTCAAAATTCGCACCCTTAAAAAGGACCCTGAGCAGGAAGCACAGGTGGCGGCCTTGGAGCGCAAAGCCGAGCCGCTGCGAGCACAGTTGCGGGCGCTGCCGATGCGCGTTGGCCGCTACACTTGGCTAGCAGCCGAGCGCCACCTGCGAGACCTGGAGCACGGCCACGAACGGGGACTGAGCTTTAACGAGAAAGTAGCCAGCGCTGCCGTGCGCTTCTACTCGTTTCTTACCCACAACAAAGGCCGCTGGGCGGGCCAGCCGCTCACCTTAGAGCCCTGGCAGCAGTTCATCATCGCCAGTCTTTTCGGCTGGAAACGCGCCGATGGTACGCGCCGTTTTCGCGAGTCATACACGGAGGTAGCTCGCAAAAACGGCAAGTCTACCCTTGGCTCGGGCGTGGGCCTACAACTGCTGGTGGCTGATGGGGAAGCGGGTGCTGAAATTTACACGGCTGCCACCAAGAAAGAGCAGGCCCGCATCGTGTTCACCGATGCCCAAAACATGGCTCGCAAGAGCACGGCACTGAGCCGCAGCATCAAGGTGCAACAGCACAGCATCTTTGCCCCAGCTACGCTCTCGAAGATGGTGCCCATGTCGGCCGATGCCAAAACCGAAGACGGCCTGAACCCGCATGGTATCATCATCGACGAATACCACGCCCACCCGAATGATGAGCTGTACGGCGTGCTCAAGTCGGCCACTGGTGCCCGCTCGCAGCCGTTGCTGAGCATCATCACCACAGCGGGCTTCAACCGACTTGGGCCCTGCGCTCAACTGCGCAAGGCGTGCGTGGGGTTGCTCGAAGGTCAGTACCAAGATGATGCTTACTTCACCATCATTTTCGCGCTGGATAAAGACGAAGACGAGTGGGGCGACGAAACTACTTGGCAGAAAGCCAACCCCAACCTGGGTGTCAGCGTGGGACTGGATTACCTACGCGAGCAGTACCGGGCCGCCGAGCGCACGCCCAGTTTACAGGTTAATTTCAAAACCAAGCACCTCAATCTCTGGACCGATGCCAGCGAGGTATGGCTGCCGCATGAGCTGTGGATGCAGGGCGCTCAGGGCACGCCCCTAGGAGAGTTAGTAGGCCGCAAGTGCTTTGGTGGCCTTGACTTGGCCAGCGTGCGCGACATCACGGCCCAAGTGTTTCTCTTCCCCAAAGAAGGCGGTGCTTTCGACGTGTTGCCCTTCTTTTGGGTGCCTGAAGACACCATCGACGAGCGCACTAAAAAGGACGGCGTGCCCTATCGCCAGTGGGTGGATGAGGGCTATATCCTTGCCACCCCCGGCAACGTGACGGATTATAACTTTATTAAGGCCCAAGTACTGGAGTTCTGCGAAACCTACCAGGTGCAAATGATAGAGTTTGACCGTTACAACTCTTCGCAGCTCGTTATTGACCTGACCGAAGAGGGAGTGCCGATGCAGCCGTTCGGGCAGGGGTTCCTTTCAATGAGCGCGCCGACCAAAGAGCTTGAAAAATTGGTTCTAGAAGGCAAAATCCACCACTACGGCAACCCCGTGCTGGCCTGGATGTGCGGTAACGTCGAGATAAAACGCGACCCGGCCAGCAACATTAAAATTGACAAAGGCAAGAGTAAGGAAAAGGTGGACGGCATGGTGGGGCTGGCTATGGCCCTGGGCGGCTACATGACTGGCGAGGGCCCCGAAACCAGTGTCTATGAAGAGCGCGGGCTGCTGATTCTGTAGCTGTGCCCCGCTTTGCCCCGCCCGGCTTAGTAGTTCGGTAAGGCCATTTCGGAGCTTTGACAAAAGCAAAGCCCCGCCGTGCGTTTCGATTTCTGGAATAGTCCTTCTGCCCGCTCTACTGCCACCCCGCTGCAAGCGGCCGTGTCGGCAGAGCGTGAGCAGCGCAGCGCCACCACCATTAGCACCGATGAAACCAACGAGCGCCTGCTGGCCCTGCTGGGCTTCGGCTTTGGCGCTACTGTGGGCGGCGTGCGCGTGACCGAGCGCAACGCGCTGGGCTTCGCTGCCGTCTGGGCCTGCGTGCTGGCCATCAGCCAGGACATTGCGGCCCTGCCCTGCCAGCTATTTCAGGATAAGGCCGCGGGCGGTAAGGAAAAGGTATTCGACCACCCGGCCACGCGCCTGCTGAACCTGCAAGCCTCGCCGCTGCAAAACGCCATGCCGCACCGCATGGTGATGACGGCCACCGTGCTGCTGCACGGCAATGCCTACGCTAAAATCGACTTTGGCCCGCGCTACCGGCCCGATGCGCTCATCTACAAGCACCCCCGCCAGACGGAGGTGCTACGTGGGGATGGCCGGCTGTACTACCGCTTTTGGGGCGACCCGCGCATTTACCAGGATTACGAGGTCGTTCACCTGCGCGGGCTCTGCCTTGACACCGACGGCATCATGGGCCTGAGCGTGCTCAGCACCCACTACGAGAACATTGGCACCGGCCTGGCCGCTCAGCGCACGGGCGCCAACTTCTATAACAACGGCGCCAAGATTAGCGGCGTGCTGGAGACGGATGCGGTGCTGAAAGATGGCACGCCCGAGCGCCTGCGCGCCAACTTCAACCAGATTTATGCCGGGGCCGAGAATGCCGGCAAAGTAGCCGTGCTGGAGCAGGGCCTCAAATTCAAGGCTATCAGCCTGCCCCCGGCCGATGCGGCTTTTCTGGATACGCGCAAGTTCACGGCCCGCGAAGTGGCCAGCATCTTCCGCGTGCCCGCCCACAAAATCGGCGACCTGGAGCGCTCGACCAACAACAACATCGAGCAGCAGGGCATCGACTACGTGCAAAACTGCTTGCAGCCCTGGCTGGTCAATTTCGAGCAGGAATACCGCCTCAAGCTGCTGCGCACCAGTGAGGTCGAAACGCACTACTTCCGCCACAACCTCAACGCCTTGCTGCGGGCCGACGCCACGGCGCGCGCCACCTACTACGGCAAGATGACCGACATCGGGGTGATGAGCATCAACGAGGTGCGCGAGCTGGAAGAGATGAACGGCATCGGCGATATCGGCGACACGCGCTTCGTGCAGGTCAACCGCCAAACCCTGGAAAACGCCCTGCTGGCCCCCACTCCTAAAACGCCGGCCACCGGCACCTCCACCGATGAGCAAGCATAAGTTAGACGAAACCCACAGCGGCCACCAGGTCGGTGAGTTGCGCGCCGTCGCGCCCAACGTGGAGGAAACGCGCACCGTGCAGTTTGTCATTAGCAACAGCACCCGCGACCGCCACCGCACGGTCCTCGACCCCACCAAGTGGCAGCTCGACAACTTCAACCGCAACGGCATTGTCGGCTACCAGCACAATGTCTACGGCGATGGCATGTGCGCCGGCCCCAACCCTGACGACGTGATTGGCCGCGGCCGGGCCTTTTTGGAAGGCGACCAGCTCATTGGCGAGGTCACATTTGAGCCGGCCGACATCAACCCGCTGGCCGAAAAGATTTTCCGCAAAGTGCTGTTCGGCTCACTGCGGGCTACCTCGGTGGGCTTCGCCGAGCTTGGAAAAGGCAAGTATGGTACCGGAAAGGAAGCCCGTGGCGGCACTGAAGAAACTTATTACTTCGCTGGTCAAGAGCTGCTTGAATTCAGCATCGTCAACATCCCCTCCAACCCCGACGCCACCAAACGCGCCCTGCGTGACCAGGCGTCACACGCGCTGATGTTCGTCAAACGGGCGCTGCCCGAGCTCAGCTTCGCCGACATCGAAAGCCTGACCGTGGGCGACGTGCTGCGCCAGCTCGACAAGGCCAGCACGCGCGGCGCTACCGAGCCGGAACAGGAGCCCGAAACCGAGGCCCAGGCGCTACCTGAGGCCGACAACCTCGATACACTTCGCGCCCAGTTGGCGCTTAAATCTCGCATTTAGTTACCTCTCTCACCTTTTTTCTGCAAAAAATGAAGAATGCCAAGCAGCTGCGCGAAGAGCGGCAGTCGAAGATTGACCAAGCCACCGCCCTGTTTGACAAGGCGAAAGGTGAAGGTCGTACCGTCCTTAACCCCGAGGAAAAAACCCAGTACGATGCGCTGATTCGTGAAATCGACGAGTTGGCCGTTGATGTGACCCGCGCCGAAAACCAGGAGCGTTTGAACGCAGAGCTAGCCGGCCGCCGCGCACCTATTAGTGGTGGTGGCAGTGCTGAAAAGCGCAACCTCGCCAAATTCTCGCTGCGCAAAATGGTGCTCGACGTGCTAGAGGGCCGCCCCCAGACGGGCCTCGAAGCCGAGATGAGCCAGGAGGCAGTCAACGAGGCCCGCGGATTAGGCCTGACGCTGGAAGGCCGCGCGCATATCCCGTCGTTCCTGGCGTTTGGCACCCGCGACAACAGCGTGACCATGCCCACGCAGCCCGAGGACGGCAGCGCCGTGGTGTACGATGAGCAAGCACAGCCCATTATCGGCCTGCTGCGCCCGGAGCTCGCCATCGAGCGTCTGGGTGCCCGCGTGCTGCGCGGCCTGCGCGGCGAGGTGCCCTTCGGTGCCATGACCCAGGGCGCGGTAGCCAGCTGGAAACCCGAGGTGGCCCCGCTCGACAAGTCGAACATCAAGTTTCGCAACACCACGATGAAGCCCCACCGCATGGGTACCTACATCGACGTGTCGAAGCAGTTCCTCATCCAAACCACGCCCGACGTGGAGGTCATGATGCGGCAGGACTTGCAGTTAGCCATGGACCAGCTGCTCGACGTGACCGCCCTCTACGGCACCGGCCAGCCCTCCGACAACCAGCCGCTGGGCCTGCTCAACACGCCCGGCGTGTACGTTATCGCCGGCGGCACCAACGGTCGCCAGCCCACGTTTGCCGACATCATCGCACTGGAGGCTTCGCCCGAAATCCGTAACACCGGCAGCAACACCACGGGCTATCTGATGAACGCCAAAATCAAGGGCACGCTCAAAAACACCCAGGTGGTGAGCGGCCAAGCCCTGATGGTGGTGATGGACAACGCCACGCTCAACGGCCACAAGCTGGTGGTGTCGAACATCGTGAAAGACCAGACGCGCGGCACGGCCACGCAGGCCTCGGCCATCGCCTACGGCGACTGGAGCCAACTCATCCTAGGCCAGTGGGGCGGCCTCGACCTCACGGTAGACAACCTGACGCTGGCGCTGAACGGCCAAAACCGCATCATCGTGCAGTCGTGGTGGGACATTTTCACCCGCCGCCCCGAGTGCTTCGCTGCCTTGGTGGGCGCGGTGCCGAGCGCCGAGATTCTGGCCCTCACGCCGCAGTAAGCTACCGCAGCCCGGTCGGTAGCCCCGGCCGGGCCTTGGTTTCACCTCTAAATGAAAAAGCGAGTGACTACCCCTAATCCGAATACCCCGCCGGTGCCACCCGTTGCGCCTGTTGCGCCACCAACCCCTCCTGTGGCCCCGCCCGCGCCCGAAGGCGTGCTGGTGAAAATCAAACGTCCGCACATCGACCTGGCTTACACCACGGGCGAGGAAGTACACCTGCCTGAGACGCTGTACACGCACTACACGGAGCTGGCTACTGCTGCCGGCACCGACCCTTACTTCGAAAAGCTGTAAGCTACCATGCTCACGCCCCCGGCGCTTGCCGCCCCGCCGCTTACCCTGGCCACCGTGAAGGTGCACCTCAAGCTCGACCCCGCTGATGTCAGCGAGGACGTGATTTTGACTGCCTACCTGCGCGCGGCCATCGGCACGTTTCGGACGCACAGCAAGCGCCGGTGGCCCGAGGCAAACGAGCCGGTGAACGTGGTTATTACCGACCCCACCACCGTGCCGCCTACGGGCGTGGTGACGGGCTACACGGACTACCGGGTACTCAACGCTGACGAGCAGGCGATGGCCGAAAGCTTTCTGCTGCTCACGCTGGGCCACCTCTACGAAAACCGCCAGAGCGTGGCCGTGGGCATCAACCTGACCGAGTTGCCGCTGGGCTGCCAGTATTTGATGAACCTGCTTAGGGAGCCGACGATATGAAGCATTATAAACGCAAAAATGCGGTCGAAGCCCTTCAGTGGACTAAAGCTGAAGGCGGCACCACTGAAGACGTTTTCAAGGCATTTGGCAAAGAGAATTTCTCCTACAATGGCATTGAAAATGCGCTTTATATCCACCACTGGCGAGGGATTATTAAAGTGCAAATCAACGACTTTATTTTCTGGACTAATGAAGGTGAAATTGGTGTTTGCGCACCCGCACCTTTTCTGCACCAGCACGAAGCGCTAGACAAACAATGAACCTCGGCAAGCTCGACCGCCAGCTCACGCTGCAAAAGCCCACCCCCGCCCCCGCCAACATCTTCGGCGGGCCGGGCCAGCAGTCCACGTTTACCGACGTGGCCCAGGTGTGGGGCGACGTGGAGCCGGTAACCGGCGGCGAGGGCGTGAGTGCCGACCAACTCACGGCCACAGCCCGTCAGAAAATCACCATCCGCTACCGCGCCGACGTGCAGCCTGACTGGCAGCTGGTGCTCGACGGCCGCACCTACCAGATTGCCGACGTGCAGCAGTTCGGCCGCCGCGTCGGCCTCATTTTAGCCGTGTACAGCCGTGGGTAAGAATCTGCAATTCGTCGGCATCGAAGAGCTTTCGGAGGTACTCGATGCGCTGTCCAGTGATAAGAAGCTCAGCAATAAAGTAGTGCGCGGCATTCTGAATAAGGCGGCCAAACCCATCATTGTTGATGCGCAGGCGCGTGTATCCAAGCAGGACGGTGACTTGCAAAAGGCTATTGGTACCATTCCTGGCCGGGGCCGGGGCAAGGGCGAGCAGGTGTACGTCGGGCCCCGGCGCGGTGGGCGCTTCAAGGGCTACGCTGGCCACCTGGTAGAGTACGGCACGGCCCCACACATTATTCGAGCGAAGGCGGCTGGCGGGCAGCTGAGGCTGCACGGCAACGTCTTCGTCGATGAGGTGCACCACCCCGGTGCGGCCGCCAAGCCCTTCATGCGGCCCGCCTTCGATAGCAAGAAGGATGAGGCTATCGGCATCATTAAGGCCGAGTGCAAAGCAATTATTGAAGACGAGTTTAAATCAGTTTTTAAGCAATGAAAAATCTACTCGCATTTACCGCTTTTCTGGCTGCTGGCTTTTTGCTGGGCAGCCGCCGGGCGGCGAAGCCAGTGCCGTGCCCCACGGCTGATTTGGTGCTACGGGTGAACGCTCGACTGCGGGGTAAAGACCTTGTAGCTATCAGCCGTGGGAGCGGTTACCGCACCCGAACCAGCGATTAGCAGTGGAACCCGGCGCCATCCTCTACGCCCTGCTCAGCCAGGCCTCCCCCGTGGTGGCCCTGCTCGGCCATGCGCAAGCAGGCCTGCGCATCTACCCCGTGGTGGCCCCGCAGGGCACGCCCCGGCCTTACCTGTGCTACCAGCTGGTGAGCCGCAATCCCGAGGCAGGCAGTTCGGGCCGGTGCCGGCTGGGCGACGTGGCGCGGGTGCAGTTGAGCTTCTTCGCCGATAGCTACCCTGCACTGGCTGCGCTCACCACCGCTGCCCGCGCCGTGCTCGACTACGCCGAGCCGCAGCCGGGCGTGTACCTGGAGCCCGACAATCAGCAGGACCACCACGATAAGGACGCGCTCTGCTTGCACCGTAGCCTCGATTACCGCGTGGAATTACCCTAGTTTCTCTCTCACCTCTTTTCTGCAAAACAATGGCATTAGACAAAATTCAGGGCCGCGACATCGGTGTCGCGATAGAAAAAGACGTTCAGGGTGTGCCCACGTTCGTGCTCATCGGCTGCATAACAGATTCCACCTTCGACGTGGATACTGAAACCGACGAGGCTTCCTGCCAGGCCAGCGGCCAGTTCAAGGAGTACATCGGCGGCCAGACGGGCTTCACGATGGGCGGCACGCTCAACGTGCGCCAGGCCACGGGCGCCGACAAGGACACCAACGTGACGGCCGAAGACCTGCTCGACATTCAGCTGAGCCAAAATAACTCCATTCGGATTGTGTACCGCCTCGGCTCAAAAACGGGCAGCGCCTGGTACACGGGCGATGGCATCATCACCAAATCCAGCTTCAAGGGCCAGCTAAAAGGCATCGCCACCTACGCGCTCAGCGTGCAGGGCTCGGGCCCGCTGGTGAAGACGCTCGCGCCCTAAGCAATAGCTTTTAAGTGTTTGCTCAAAAACCCGCTCGGCTTCCGGGCGGGCTTTTTGGGCGAAACCCATTCCTTTTTTTTCTGCAAACATGAACGTAAACACCACCCCCAACGCCGCCCGCGGCGAGGTTACCGTTACTATTGCTGGTCAGCAATATCCGATGCGTTTCAGCTTGGCTGTGCTGCACGACTACACCCGCGCCACTGGTCACGGCATTACCGATATTGGCGAGCAGCTAAATGCTGACCTGCTGGGCACCATCGGCGAGTTACTGGCCGCCGCGGTACGCCGCTTCGTGCCAGCTGCCGTGCGGCCCGCCGATTTTGACGCTGGTCACGCGCTGGACCTCATTGAAGAAATGGGGAAGGCGGAGGCTGACGCGGTAGCAGAAGCGATTTGGGCAGCCGTCAAGGTCGATGAAAACCCTTTCATGGCAGCGCTGATAGCCAAGGCCCCCAAGTCCGCCTCAGCGCCGAACGACAATGGGGCCAGCAACTTGACGCCGCCTACGGTGAATTAGAGCTAAAGCCGGTCGAATTCTGGGAAATGACTCTCTCAGAGTTCGACCGCATCTACCGCGGCTACCTGCGCCGCAACGCCGACCAGTGGCGACAAACCAGGCTGCTGGCTGTGATACAATTAAATACCAACAGAGGGCCGGGCACACTGCCCGTTGTGCCGGAAGAGTGGATGCCGCTCTACGGCGACGCGCCGCCCGCGCCACCAATGGATGAGGCTGAATTTGACGATACGATGGCCCGGCTGGCTGAATTTGATAAGCTATAAGTTATTATGTCTGATATTCTTGCCAGTGTCTCCGTCGTACTCGGCGCCGAAATCTCGGGCTTCAAAGCCGCGATGGCCAACGCCCGCAAGGAGCTCAAAGGCCTGGTGCAGTTTTCGGAGGGCCTCAAGGACATCGGTAGCAGCCTGACCACCTACGTAAGTGCGCCCCTGGCTTTGCTGGGGGCCGCTTCCGTGGCGGCCAGCGCCAAGATGGAAAGCCTGAAAAAAGGCATCGAGGCCATCACGGCCGCCGACCTGGGCAAGCAGGGCATTACGGGCCTGGCGGGCCTGCAACTGGCCGCCAGCCAAGCCGGCGACCGGCTCAAGGTGCTGGAGACTATTGCCAAGGCCCCTGGCATCGGCTTCGAGCAGGCCGTGGCCGGCGACATTCGCCTACGGGCCGTGGGCATCACGGCCGAGCAGTCGGCTAAATCGCTCAAAGAATTTGCCAACGCCATCGCCACCACCGGCGGCGGGGCCAGCGAGTTCGACCGCGTCACCACGCAGCTGGCCCAGCTCTCGGCCAAGGGCAAGGTGCTCAGCCAGGACCTGCGCCCCATCATCGAAGCCGCCCCCGCCGTGAGCCAAGCGCTGCTCAAGCTCTACGGCACGATTGACAGCGAAACCATCAGCGCCAGCCTCACCAAGCAGGGCAAGAGCAGCCAGGACTTTATTGCCGTGCTCACCGACGAGCTGGCCAAGTTGCCGCGCGTCACGGGCGGGCTGGCCAACGCGTTCGAGAACTTGCAGCAAACCGCCGTGCAGAGCGCCGCCAAGCTCGGCGACGGCATCAGCAAGGCCCTGAATCTACCGGGCCTCACCGAGGGGCTGGCCAGCGCCATTGAGCGGCTGGGCAACGGCTTTGCGGCGCTCTCGCCTGGCACGCAGAAGCTTATCGTGGGGCTGGGCGTGGCCGCCGCGGCCATCGGCCCCATCCTGCTGGGCATCGGCACGTTGGGCGCGGCGCTGCCCGCCCTCACGGCCGGCTTTGCTACGCTGGGCATCACGTCAGCCGCGGCCCTGGGGCCCATCGGCATTGGCATCGCCGCGGTGGCGGTAGGCGCGGCCCTCATCATCGACCACTGGGAGGACCTAACGGCTTACTTCTCCGCCAGCGGCGAGGGCGGGCGGGTGTTCGGTGACCTGGCCACGTCCGTCACCAACTCCATCGACCAGATTTCGGACGCCTTTTCGGCGCTCAACAGCAGCGGCAATTTCGGCGACCTGGTGAGCGCCACCGGCGTTTTCAAGGCTATTTTCCGCGACATCGCCGTAGGTGCTACAGCCGTTTCCAATGTGGTGGGCGGTCTCATCGGCACTTTTGTAGAGCTAGGGCGTGGCATCAAGGACACGATGAGCGGTACCGAAACCTACGGCTTTAGCCGAGCGCTTCAGCAAGCGGAAACGGCGCTGGTAGGCTTGGTACAGCCGCTGGCCAACGTGCTCGGCTTTCAGCTACGGCTGGCCGAAGCCACGCAGGGCACCAAAGAAAAATTTGACGCGCTGGCCGTGGCCACGCCGGGGCTGGCGGCCGTGCTCGACAGGCTAGCCGCTACCTCCCCGTTCCCCATCGTTGACGTGGGCGCGGCCACGCGCACGCTCGGCCTGCTGGAGCAGCTCAAGGCACGCCTGAAAGAAGTGCAGGACCAGCGCGACAAGGAAACAACGGTACCGGCTATCAAGGTGGATAATGCCGAGATACTCAGCCTGCAAAAGCAGATTGCCGCGCTCGAAGGCACAGACAAGGCCGGTAAGAAAGCGACCGATGCCATCACCAAGCTGCGCCAGGAGTTGGCCCGCCTCACGGCGCTCGACAACCTGCTGGGCAATACGCCGAGCCAGGTAGAGGTGCTGGAGCGGCGCACCAACGCCCTCACGGCCGGCCTCAAAACGCTGGTGGATGCGGGCGTCAGCACTAGCTCGCGTGCCTTTCGGGGCTTCGCTGCCGACCTGGTAACTACCAGCCAGGCGCTTGATAAAATCCGTGGTGCAAGTGGCGACCTCCAACTGACGCCCGCCAAGCTCACGGGCCTGGTGCCGACAACCATCGGCGACACGCTGCCCCGTGACGTGGCGCGGCTGCTGGGCGACTATGCCAAAAAGCCGATTGAGTTGCCCTTGAAAGTGCTGGTAAAGGTTGATGAAGTGGGTTTTACTACTCAGCCTTTAAAGCTGCTAAATCAAGAACTGGTAAGGCTGGGCCAAGGCTTTCGTGAGATTGACGGCGCAGCGCAGCTAGGCATCAACTTTGACTCGGCGGGCTCTAAAGCGCAGGTGCTGCAAGGTGCTATTCAAAACCTGTTGGCTGGTGGTTTAAGCCCTGCCTCAGCTGAATTAAAGCAGTTAAGCGCACAGTTTAAGCAACTAAGTATTGATGCGCAGGCCACCCAAGCAGTAAAGGCATCCGTGATAGACTTGGCCAGCGGTATTTCGGAGGCCTTCGCCAATGCCACCTCGGGCATGCAGGGGATTGGCGATTCATTACTGCAAACGCTACTGAGCACGGTGGGCAACTTGGCCACGCAGCTGGGCGGCATCCTGCTGGCGGCTGGTTTGGGCATTGAGGCCCTGAAAGTGAGCCTGTCAACTTTTACGGGCGTGGGGGCTATTGCGGCTGGCTTGGGACTTCTTGCTATCGGTGGTATCGCAAAAGGCGCTGCTGCTAATATTGGCAAGTCGGCAGGTGGGGCGGGCGGTGGAGGCGGAAGCCCCACTGTGACGAACTACGGCCAGAATAGCAACAGCACGCAGAAAATCGTGGTGGAAGTGGTGAGCCGTTTGCGGGGTCAGGACTTGGTGGCTATCGGCCAGGGCAACGCCTACCGCAACCGGGTGGGCGGCTAGCCAGCCTTAGCCTGTGCCCCGCTTTGCCCCGCCTGGCCCGGCACCCCGCTGGCCCCCGGCCGGAACTTCGGGCATGGCTTTGATTCAACTGCGGCGTAAGATTTTCCCCAATAACACGGGTCTGCCCGGCGCTGCCCCCTTCACGGCGCAGGTGGTCTATTACGACACGGATACGCGCAAGCTCTACCGCACGCAGCTTGATAGCCAACTGAACGACCCGGCAGAGCTAGCCAAGAATGCGCCAGTAGCCCAGTACCAGGTGGCACCGGGGCGCAGCATGAACGTGTTCTACAACGGCAACGGCAGCGTCTACACCCGCCGCGGCACCACTACCAGCCTCAATAACGTGGTGGCCGTGCTCGGGCTGCTGCCGGCCTACACGTCCAATCAGGGCGCGGCCGATGCCTGCGTGGACGTAACCGGCAGCCTGGGCCAACCGCCGTACCGCGTGACGCTGACCGGCACGAGCGGCGCAGCGCAAGGCTACAGCCAGCAGCAGACCTCGCCCAGCGAGCTATTCCCGACGCGCTTTTATAACCTGGCAGAAGGCAATTACAGCGTCGTAGTGCGCGATGCCCTCAATCACGTTAATGTCACGTCGTTCACCATTACGGCGGGCATCGGCTACGGTCGGGCCGCACTCATCTACGAGCTATCCACCCCGCTGATAACCGCCACCTACCAGTGGAGCTACAACGCCCGCAGCGTCGTGTACTACCAATACGGCGGTAAACTCTCTGGCACGTATTCCACGCCTTACGGCACGCTGCTCGATGGCTACTTAGTTAACAACGGGGCCACGTGGCGGCGGGTGTACAGCCAGGGTAAAACGCCGGCTGACAATACGCCCGCGCCTAACATCGTCTACTTTGAGGACAGTAGCACGGCCGCAGAAAGCGAGCTGGCGCTGGACAACCTGATTCTGTTTCACCCCGACACGCCGCAGGAGCAAAACGGTGGCTTCCTGCTGGAAATGCGGGCCACGCACCCGCCGCTCGCCTTCACCCTACGCGCCGGCCGCGCTGTAGTGGCCACCAACGCCACCGGACGCTTCGACGGGTTGGGTGCGATGAGCTACACCGTGGAGGTGGTCGATAGCCTCGGCAAGTCGGTCACGGTGCCCATCGAATTACTCGACCGCTACGGCAAGCACTGGGTGCTGAACTACAGCGAAGTGTCGGGCATCCCGATGCGGCTGGAACTATGGACGGCCGGCTATACCGGTGCACCAGAACCGATTTTCGGTCAAGAGCACCCGGTTATTATCAAAACCGATGGCCTGAACGGGCAACTCGGTGGGCAGGGCGACATCGGCCCCGTGGTGGGCACCACGGCCCAGCTCAACCTGAAAATCACGCCCGAAATTTTCGAGGAAGTGATTGGGCGCGACCGCTACTGCCGGGCGGATTTCTACTACGATAACCGGCTCTACTTCCGGGGCTTTGTAGACCCAAGCACCTATGATGCGCCCCTGCTGCCCGGCCTGCAACCCGTGAGCATCCTGGCTACCGATGGCCTGGGCGCGCTCAAAGAAATTGAGATGAGCGGCCACACTGGCCAGCGCCTCTACGGCCGCCGGCCCTGGCTCAACACGATTTTGCACGCGCTGAGCCGCACCGACGTGGCCCTGCCCCTGCACCTGTTCACCAACCGGCGCGACGCCACTATGAGCGACGCCGACGCGCCCGAAGAGCTGGCCACCACCGACCGCACGGGGTATTGGCAGCAGAGCGAAAACAAGCCCTGGACGCTGCGCAAGGTGCTCGAAGCCGTGGCGCAGGCGCTGGGCGGCACGCTCTGCCAGCGCGGCGGCACCTGGCAGGTGCGCAATATTTTGGAAGCCGCCACCGATACGGAGGGCCGCGCCTACCGCCCCGCCGGCACGCCCGCCGGGCTGCTCACGGTAGTAGCGCCCACCAACACGATTCTGCCACCCACCCAGGGTCCGCTGCATTGGCTAGGAGCCACGCAGTATGGCAATGTGCGCGCCGGCTGGAAAAGCCTGACGGGCAAAACGGACGTGGGCTACCTCAAAAACGCTTACCCGCAGGGTGCCGTGTTCAGCGACAAAAACGCGTGGCTCGACGACACCAGCAAGCTGCGGGCTGTGAGCGGCTGGCGGCCTGCACCGGGCACCACCTTCCCGCTCATCTTCAGCCGCCTCGGCGAAAAGGGCAGCGACTATACCACGCAGTGGCTGCGCAGCACCGCTTACTCGACGCGCACCAGCGGCCAATACTTGCAGGGGCCGGCCCTGCCGCTGGCGCCCGGCACGGAAGCCGTAGAGGCCCGGCTGCAACTCACCGGCCTGTTTGCGGCCGCTGACTTCTACACCGCGGCCGATGGCAGCCAGGTGGCCGCGCCCACCAACGCCGCCAAGGCCGTGCTGCCTTACGAATTAGTGGTAGATGGCCAGTCGGCCGGCGTGCAGCTAGCCGAGTTCGACCTGGCCACCAGCGCCACGGCCAAGCCCAGCGTGGTAACCGTGCCGCTGCTGAAGCTGCCCAGCGGGGCGGCCAGCATGGTGCTGCGCCTCTACAGCTGGTACGCCGCCGATACCAAGCTGCTCGACAACGCCACGACTATTATCGCGCCAGGCCTGCAAGTATTCAAGAAAGGCGACGTGGTGAAGTACGACTTTCGCACCGGGGCCTTCCGGCTATTCGTGGCGCTCGTCGATACTAGCCTTGGGCAGGCCGGCGGCGCGTTCCTCTTCAATATCTGGCAGCCCTACTTTGCCGAGCTGCCCGCCACCAACGCCGGGCACGGCACCTTCTACCTGAGCAGCGCGGGCGTGCAGCTTTTGCCGCAGGGCGCCACGTGGGAGGGCGAAGACAACTTCCGCGCCGATGCCGTGGGCACCATCCGGCCCACTGACCCGCTGGAGGTGATCCATCCCGACGTGCCCTTGGCCGCCGGGCTGTTCGGCGGCAACCTGCCGGCCTTCGCCCTGGGCGTGGCGCTTGTGGACGGCACGATGAGCACCAGCTGGAAACGAAGCATCGACCTCGACGCGGCCCCGCTGTTTGAATCGAATGTGTACGACGGCCTGGCGCTGCGCGACGGGGCCACCCGCCTGCTGCTGGGCGTGCTCGACCACCGCGGCATTCTGCCGCCGCTGCTGCTCGACACCTTCGACGCGCCCTTCGAGGAAGCGGGCGTGGCCGCCCACCGCTTTGCCGTGTGCACCACGGAGTGGAACACCAAGCTGGGCCGCACCGAAGTGTCGCTGGTGCAGAATGGGCCGGGCGCCGCCGCACCCAACCCCTACACCCAGCTCAGCGGCAACCTGCGCATCGCCGACACGCTCTACCAGTACTTGCCGGGCCTGTTCGTGCCCCAGGCCCGCGCCGCCGATGACGGCAGTATCCGCACCTGGGCGTAGCTGTGCCCCGCTTTGCCCCGCCCGGCTTCGCGGCTGGGCGGGGTGCGGTCGGAGCTTTGGGTATGCCGACGCCGCCCTTATTCAAGCGCATCTTTCAATACCCCAGCCTAGTTACGCCGGCCAGCCAGCTATCGGGCGCCTACATGGAATGGGAGGTGCCGCTGGGGCCGGTGGCCGGGGCGTACAAGAACTGCCGGGGCACGCCCGAGGACTTCGTGGCCTACCTGCAAGCGCAGGGGCTGCTGGGCGCGGCCAGCGTTATCGCGCAGGCGCTTAGCCTAAGCGGCGCCCAGCAGCTGCGCCTCAACAACCCGCCCGACCCGCAGGTGGTGAGCAATGTGCTCTACGCCATCGAAGACAGCCGCTGGAACAGCGGCAAGGGCGGCACGGTGTACGTGCATGGCCTCAGCACCGACGAGTACGCGCCGGTTGGCTACGCGCTGGTGAAGGGCGTGAGGATGCTGGTAAGCGTGGACGTGGTGGCGGGCACCTTCAGCGAGTTTCAATCAGGCAGCAGCCTGACCACCATCGACCTGCTGGACCTCACCGGCGCGCAGATGGACCAAGTGATGGCGCTCGCCTACACCGACTGCGACGCCGACCCCGCCACCTCGCCAGCCTGGAGCTACCCGGGCATGGAGTTCGATGCTATCGACCCCAATACGAGCGGCAACTATCACTACTACTGCTCGCGCAGCACTTATGTGCCGGGTAACACTACTACGGGCGTGGGGCCGTGCTGGCACCGCGTCGAAAAGCTCTAAGCACATGGCAACTACCTATATCGGCGGTTACGCCAAAACTTATGGGCCTTACGCGCAGGGTGGCACCCCGCCGCCCAACCAGGCCCCCAGCGTCACTATCAACGGCATGGCTACGGGCACAGTGGGCACGCAGCAGAGCTTTCAGGCCATTGCTTCGGACTCGGACGGGCAAGTGGTGAAAGTGGAGCTGTGCCTGATGGCCAACGCCAGCACGCTCACCAGCTACACCGTGCTCGACACCGACCTGGTTTCGCCGTTCGTGCTGAACTGGACGCCCTCGGCGGCCGGCAACCTCAACCTGCGCATGCGGGCCACCGATGACAAGGGCGCTACTAGCTTCTCGTCGGTATTGGCCGTGCAGGTGGCGGTGGCGAGTGGCGGCAACGACCAACTCATCTCGTTTGCAGATAGCGATTTCGCCAACAGCGTGCGCTATCCGGATGCCAACACGCTTTCGCCGTTCGCGGTGGCCACGCTCAGTACTAACAGCCCGTACCTCGACTTGGATGTGGCCTGCGCGGTGCAGCAGGCCGGCCACGGTGACTACCAGGCGGTGGCGGTGTACGTCAACGGCGTTTACGATGGCAGCACCAACAGCGGCGCGGCGCGCACCATCACGCGCTACACCTTCTCGCAGGCGCCCACTGGGCAAGTAGCCGTACAGTTGGTAACGAGCGGCCAAGAAAGGCCACAGGACCAAAACGACGCCGCTGGCTCTATTCTGTACAGCGCGCAGGGTGCGCCCGGCACGGCTACCAGTAAGACGGCGGTAGTGCGCAAGAGCAAGCGCATTTACGTGTTTGGCGATTCGCTCTGCAACGGCATCGGCACTAATCCTAGTCAGCTATATGCGTGGGTGCGGGTATTTCTGGCTGCTCATCCGGACTACGAGGTTTGCGTGGAGGGCTCGGGCTGGCACTCCGCCAGCCGCTCGTACCAAACCACTGCGCTACGCCAAGCTGCCGCCGACCGAGCGCTGGCCTACCTGGCCGGCGCCACAGAGGCGCACACCATCCAAATGCTGTCGGCCAACGACTTCCTGCAAGGCTGGGGCACGGCCGCCGACGTGAGCGCCTTCATGGGCGACCTGGCCGACCGTATCCACGCGGGCCGCAGCAGTGTCGTGGTGCACGTCAGCACTGGCCTCAACATTGCCGCCAGCAAGGCCAGCGGCTGGGAAAGCTACCGTTCCGCACTGCGCGGTCTCAACAACTCGCAGCGCAATACGTGGCTGCGTATTATCGAAGGCACTAACCTGGTGGACGTGAGTAAGGTGAGTGGCGACGGCGTGCATTACACGGCCGCCGGCTACGCCGACGAGGCCGCCAACATTTTTACAGTGCTCAGCGCCGCGCCCACTGGCCCCGTCATCGTGCCGCCAGTTGATGCAGGCACCATGGTAACCACGCTCGATGCCGCCGCTAACAGCTATTGGGAGGTACAGAACTCGGAGTACACCAACTACATGGGCACCTACCCGGCCCTTACCATCGTGCTGGAAATGGAACTGCCGGACTATTCCAAAAACCAGTTTCTGTTTGCCAAGCAGGTTTCGGTGCAAACGGCCAGCGACCGCACGCTCGGCATCTATTTGTTCAATAGCGGCCTCTACGCGGAGTTCTTCGCCAATAGCGTGCGCTACGAACTCTCGATTCCAGCCAACTTGCTCAGCCTCGTGGGCAGCCAGCGCTACGTGGTGGCTTTCCGCTATAATCCCCAGGGCGTGACGCTGTTCTGCAACAACCAGCAGGCGAATACGGCCAACCCCGGCGCCGACCTAGCCGTGAGCAGCACCCCTATCCGGTTCGGCGCGGTTTTGTCGGGCGCCGGTGCAGGCCTGGCCTACACCTACGGCGTGCTGCGCAACGTCTCTATCCTGACGCGCTCCTATTCGGATGCGGAGATTACCACCCTGCGGGGCAATCGCGGTGTGCTCAGCAGCAGCCAGTTGGCTGAAGCCGCCACGCTGGGCAGCTGGCCGCTAACCCGCAAAGACGCTAGCAGCCCGCTTTCGCTCAACCTGGTAAGTGGTGCCTCGCCCGTGCAGCTCATGCCGCGGCCCTCGGCTGTTATCCCGGCCGGCGCCACCGCGCAGGAAAACGATGCGCGGATTACCACCACTGGCACCTGGCAGATTTACAACAGCGGCGATAGTTATGCTGGCAGTCGCCAGTATGTAAACGGCAATGACGAGGGCGCCAAGTCCTTCACCACCACCGCCACGGTGCTCACGCTGCGTAACCAGGTAGCGCCTTACTGTGGCGAGCTGGGTATCTACGTGGATGGCAGCTTGTTCGCTACCTGGAACCAATACGCTGGCAGTGAGCAGGTAGGCAGCTTTACCGCGCCAACTATGCCGAGCGGCACCAAGTCAGTTGAGCTGCGCAAAACCACGCCTAGCGGGGCTTACCTCATCATCATCGACCAACTGGAGTTTTCCTGATGACAGCCCTCACCAATAAAGCCCTGCTTGCGCTGCTAGCCGATGCCACTGGCGTAAGCCAGGCGGCGCCCGACCCCACCCAGCAAAGCGCCCCGCTGGTACCGTTGCCGCAGCAGATTGCGGAGTTGGTCGGTACCGATACGCCCGAGGCGGACGGCCTGCCCACCAGCATTGGCGGCCTGCGCGCCCTCATCCGCACGATGCTCGGCCAGCAGCAGATGCCGACTGGCCAGTGGCCGATGAGCATGAACCGTAGTGCCACCCGCCTGAACCTGCTGGAGCCGCGCGTAGATACCCAGGCTCAAGACGTAGCCGTGTTGCGGGCGCAGGTCGCCACCTTAACGGATTTACTCGGCAGCACCCGCGCCGACCTATTGCCTCGCCTGGCACTGGCCGAGGCGAGCCTGCTGACCAATACCGCGAACGACGCGGCCGAGGCTGCCAAGCAAGAGCAGGTGCGCCTCAAAACTGTGGCGCTGGAGAGCAAGCAGACGGCTACCGATACCACGCTGGCGCTCGTGCAAACCCGGCTCACCCAAGACGAGGCGGCTATCGCGCAGGCGCAGGCCACCGCCACCGCTGCGAAGGCCAAAGCAGATGCCGACGAAACCGCCGCCGCCGTCGCCCAGGCTATTGCCATCGCTGCACGCGACACGGCCAACGCTAACCAGGTGGCCCTAAATGCGCTCAATGCCCGCTTCCGTCTCAAGCGCCTGCCCATTCCGGCCATCGGCATCGGCGCCACGGGCACCCTGAACGTGGTATGGGATACGCCTTTTGCCGATGACAACTACAATGCCGTGGCGCAGGTCGAAGGCGTGGCCCTGCTGGGCCTGGCGGCCGATGTGACCGCCCGCACTAAGGACGGCTGCACGGTACAACTTAAAAATGGGCTGGGCATCGGCATCACGCTGGCCAGCGCCACGGTCAGCATTACCGCTACACACTATTGATATGCGCAGCCACCTCCACAAAGCCGCCACCCTCAACGAGGCCCGCCCGCCACTGGCTCCCGCGCCTGCCCCGAAGCCAACTGCCGCCCCACCCGCGCCTAGCTACTACGACAGCATCGTGGCCGCCGGTCAGCGCCGCGCCGAGAAGCTGGCGCTGGATAAGCACACCACACCCACGCTCAGCCTGCGCGAACAGCGCAAGCAGCTTAAAAGCCGCATCGCCGCCTTGCAGCGCGAGCTCCAGCCGATTGAAACCGAACTGGCCACCCTGCGCCGGCAACTGCTCACGCTCAAGTAAATGCCACCACCAGACACCGAAGCCGCTATGGTACAGGAGCACGAGCGCCAGATTATCCGCCTACAAGCGCGGGTGGAAATGCTGGAGGAAAAGACCGTCCGGCTGGAGGATGAGCTGAAGGTGTACCAAGCCTCAGCTATCTCGGCAGATAAGAAAATGACGCAGGTGCTAGCGGCGCTGGTGGGCGATGACTCGATGAAAGTCAAAGGCCTGATGCAGCGCATAGAAGGCATTGAGAAAGTGACGGATATGGTCACCGAACTCAAGTGGAAGGCCGCCGGTGGGCTGGTAGTGGTCGGCTGGGCGATTGCCTCAGCCTATTGGGTGCTAGAAAAATTCTTTAAGTAAGATGTTCTCTTTCAAAAACTTCTATAAGCCCGCACCGGCCGTGGTGCAGCGCATCGCTGCCGTGTGCAAGGCGCTGGGCGGCATGAGCGCCCCGGCCGCCCTTACCGAAAAATACGCCTGGCTCGCAGCCGCCGGCTTCGTGCTGGCCATCATCGGCGAGACGCTCGAAAAGCTCAGCGCCGCCCCGCCACCCGCGGCTGGCCCCGACCCGGCCACCGACCCTACTGCTACTACCTAACCTCTTTTCTGCATGAAGTACCTCTCTTTCGCGCTGGCGGCCTGCCTGGCCCTGGCCAGCTGTTCAGCCACCAAGCCGCTGCCGCAGTACACCGAAGCCCAGAAGGCTGCCCAGCGGCAGGCCATCGGCTACTGGCAGCCCGACACGACGGCCACCGCCCCGAAGCTCAGCCCCGTGGCGCAGGCTAAGCTCGACGCCAAGCGCCACCGGGGTCAAGTGCCCGCACTGGCTGCCGCTGAGGATAATCCGCGCCCGCTCGATGAGCCGCTGGCGCTGCCGCCCGCTGCGCCGCAGCCCGGCCGCAGCGTGGCCTTCTGGCAAAAGCTTAATCCGTTCCGCAGCAAGCAGCCTGCGGCAGCCTCACCCCTCAGCCCCCTCTCCCTGGAGGGAGGGGCCGGGGGTGGGGTACCCCATAAGTGCAAGGGGTGCACCTTCATTATCGGCGACAACACGACGCTGGCCGGTAAAAAAGCGCAGGTGGCCGCCGGCGACGGGGCCACGGCCAGCGTGGTAGAGAAGAAGGCCGGCCCCGCTCAGGTGGCCAGCGATAGCTCGACGCTGAACACGCTGACCGGCGGCGGCAACCTGGCGGCCGTGCAAGGCGACGGCAACACGCTACCGCAAACTACTACCACCCAGCAGGCAGCTGACTGGCGGGCCACGCTGGCCAAGCCGGCTGGGGCGGTGCTGGCCGGCGCGCTCACCGTCGCGCTGGTGGGTGGGTGCATTTTTCTCATTGCTGCCTACCGGCGGCGTAAACAACTACTGAACAATGGCTAAGCTCACCCCTGCGGAATTTTTCGCCAAATACGCCAAGGCCGCGCAGGATACCTGCCACGGCACCGGCCTCTGTGCATCCGTCTGCCTGGCCCAGGCCGCCATCGAGAGCGGCTGGGGCGGCTCAGGCTTGGCGGCCAAGTACAACAACTTTGGCGGCATCAAGGCCGCCTGGGACTGGAAAGGCAAAGTGGTAGTACTACCCACCCGTGAAGTTATCGGTGGTAAGTCCGTCATCGTGCAGGCAGCGTTCCGCCACTACGACAGCCCGGCCGACTACTTCAGGGGCCGCTTTGACTTCCTGAAAAAGAACCCGCGCTACAAGCGGCTTTTTGCCAGCGACGACTACGTGGCCGAAGCGCACCTTTTTCAGGCCTGCGGCTACGCCACCGACCCCAACTATGGCAACGTGCTGGCGGCCACCGTGCGCAAGTACAGCCTCACCAAGTACGACGACGCCCGCGCCCAGCCCACTATTCAGGCCGCCACTGCCAAGCCTATCACCGCTGCAAAAGCAGCTTAATTCTCTTTTCTGTGAAAGCCTTAATCGCCATTTTCGCCGTCTGGGTGCTCGGCTCCTACTACACGTTCAGCCAATACGACACCAAGTACATCATTCCCTACGCCCTGGCCACGATGGCCCTGTTCGCGCTGGCCGTGTGGCTGGCCAACAAAAAGAACCAGCCGCCCGCGGCGGGTAGTGCCTACGGTTTCGCGCTGCCGGTGCTCCTTATGCTAGGAGTTGGTAGTTGGCAGTTGGGAGCTGGCCTCATTTTGCTGGCCCTGCTGGCCGCCGCCGGCAAGTCCGTGGCCGACAACCGCTGTATAGTTGGCTGCGCCGGCCGTTGTAAAATAACGTAGCGAAGCATCTCACCCGCCGTTTGCCAAAAACGCCCCGACCTGACCGGCCGGGGCTTTCGGTTTTAGTAAAGTTGCGTTCGCCATACTAAAAGGCAGTATAGGTAACCTCGTCAACAGTAGTGGTCGTTACGTTGCCCGATGTATACGAGTAGACATCGCGCAGGCGTAATGTCGTTGCCGATAATTCCACGATAGTAGACGGTAATGGGCTTAACGTCCCAGCAATAGCAGCCTGTGTGAATATCTTGGTTTGGTCATTGTTGAACTCCCAAGTATGATATTGCTTCTGCGCTAAGTACGCATAGCATTTGGTCGGCCCTTCATCCTGCACCATCGTTTTATCGGCATTGTACTTGGTGAAATTATCCTTCTCACACGACGCCAACGAAGCGTACTTGTCAGTAGTAGTAACCGAGGCAGGGCTAGTAGTCGTCGTCGTGGTACGACCGATAGTCACGGTTGAGGTGTAAGCCGATAGTTGCCATTTCTGGGCAGTTAGCAGGTCAACTTTGGATGGGGTGTTCTCCAAATCTTTTTTACAGGCACTTAATGAAAAGAGGGCTAGTGCAAAGAGGAAAAGTTTTTGCATGGAAGAATAGACAAGGATTAGCACCCTAATATACTGGCACTTTGCAAATACATGGCTTATTCTATTTAATGTCCCTCCACGCCTTTCAACTACTCTCCCCCGTCGTGCAGCTCTTTTGGGTCATCAAGCATGGCACCTACCTGGCCCAGCGCTGGGATGATGAGAGCGGCGTCAACCTCTACCATTGCAAGGACGAGGGCCGCGGCTTCTTTGTCGAGGTGGGCATTAGGCAGTGTTATTTGGGTGCAAATCTGGGTGCAATGCACAAAAAAAGCCCCTTTCGGGGCTTTCTAAGGGGATTTTGTGGCCCCAATTGGATTCGAACCAATGACCGGCTACTTAGAAGGTAGCTGCTCTATCCAGCTGAGCTATGGGGTCATAGGCTGGTAAAATGTCGGGGTGGCAGGATTCGAACCTACGACCTCCTGGTCCCAAACCAGGCGCGATACCGGGCTACGCTACACCCCGAAAAACAAAAAGAACTGGCGGGCAATTCCTCATTTTTCCCCGTTTCTCAAGCAAACGCAAGCAAAGCGGCCGTTGGTGACTTTTTCTTTGCTAGTAGTCCGTTTGACTGGGGCAAAGGTACACCACAACCGCTAAGCGGGCAACTACTGACGGGTAATTGGAACCACCCATGCCCAGCCCGACCGGCTAAGCTGCCCGCCGAACGCTGGCCGTTGGCTTCGAAAAGGCTGAAAATCTGCTACAAGCAGGTAGCGCAACGCCCATATCGCTGTGCGCCACATAAAATGCACTCCAGGTTATCAGGCGATAGCTGTTACCGCTCAAAGCGGTACTTGCTCCCACTATTCACTGGCAGTCATTCTCCTAGATAGACGATTCACAGAGCACGTTGCCAATGCCAACTGCTAGCAACAGGTTGCTCACCATAGCTACGTCTATCATCATGCTCGGCGCCGCGGTAGATACGCAATAACTTATTTACACTACTTTATTAGTTCGGTACAGCGGTTTCCGCGCAGCTTAGATAGACGTTCTTTCTTCCAGCTGACTCGCTTGACAGCACCGAGTTCGGCTTACTTAACTACGCAAATAGAAATGTATTCATTTGCGAACTTTCAACGGTGGCCCATGTTTGTAAGTAAGTACTCACACACCTTTTTTCAACCCTGTTAGCGTCCGCATTTGCGGTGCCCCGTACGCATGATACACATTCAGCAAATGCTCGCTCACTACTGGCACCTGAGTGCCGCTCAATACTTACAGCTGCGCTTACTTTGCGCCATCGCGTTGGGGCCGCTACTCGGCGTTTTATTTGTAGCACTTTTTACTAAGCGCCGGGGCATTGGGTCGAAGGTGCTGCGGATTAAGCGGTCTATTCATGCAGTTGCGCTGCGCCCTGCCGCCCCGGTAGTACTGCCACCCACCGCCATTTAGCTTTTACGCAGGCAGCCCTAAAGCCAAAAGCGCAATTTCGCTCTTGGCCTTAGGGCTGGTGGGGTAGTGTAGCAGTCAGATGAGTAACAGGCTTCCGTGAGATAGCGGCAGCATTTCCTGCCTGTAAGCACTAAGCTGCCAGCGCAAAAGTGCTTGTATGCACCAGAGAAAGGCTGTATAGTAACGCTTGAGCCTGACGGGCCTGTTGCAAAGCGCGTTGCATATTACGGCGCTCCACCAACGCTTGCGGGGCGGTGTGGCGCAGGTCCGTTTCCAGCAGTTGGATGTCCGTTTCCCATTCTTCGATGAGCAGCGTGAATTCGTTCATAGTAAAACGTAGTAGTGTAGCGGGAGGTAAAAGAGCAAAGGGCTTAACGGTGTACCTACGGCTGTGCTTAGAAACTGGATTGCGCTTGCTGGCTCACGCTGTTTTTTTTACAGCATCAGCGCACAGGCACCCATCCGCCTCCTTGCCACTAACTTATTGCTAAGCAGCGATTAAGCAGCTTAGCAACCATCCGGAAAAATTCTGGGATTTCAGGGTGGTATAGTCGTCGGGTAAGATAGCCTAACCTTGAGTTACCCACTCCTTGACACACCTCACAGATGTAATAGTCGAGCACATGCAGGCTATAAAACTGTCGTCCAGTCAGCCCCCTCCGCAAAGTCGGGCAACCGGCACCTAGCAACGGCCACTGGCTTTAGCCACACACCTCAACACGCACGCTGAAATAGCTCCCCCCCTCAGCTATGCGCTGAGGGGGTTTTGGCGGAGATGGGGTATCGGAGGGATTGCTAGGCTCACCTAGCCACCCGCATCTATACTTGCTAATTAACTGCTGTGCGCGGAATGCTTGACCAGCATATAGCAGCATGTAGCGCCCATTTCTGCGCGCACACTCGCGCTACGCACACGCCTTTTAGCCCCCGCTGAGCTTGGTAAAGCCATCGAGCATGGTGCGCTCGGTAGCCTCGGCTTCTAGGTGCACGTAGGTCATGGTCGAAGGTAGGTTTCCGTGGCTCAGTAGGTCGCGCATGGTAAGCGGGTTCACCTTCATCTTGGCCAGTAGCGCCCAATACGTGTGGCGGGCCGTATGGGCCGAATCGCTCCATCCAGTCCACGTACCGAAAACCCGGTGAGTGGCAGCTTGCCTTTGCTTAATCAC